TTAAGAGCGTCTGCGTGAGCCTTTTTTCCGTTTTCCGGCTGTATTCAGGGCAATCGCAACCGACTGTTTTTGCGGATAACCCTCTCTTCTCAGCTTTTTAACATTATGGCTGACTGTTCTCTTGCTACTACCTTTTTTAAGTGGCATACGTTATTCCTCAAAATAGGCCATAGGCTTCTCTATGCGGTCTAACATAGCAAGGGCGTTTACAAGGTTAAGTACCGACTGCGCGTACTTCATAGCCTCGTCGTGGCTAGTAGATTTTTCTGCCGCTATGGATAGTGCCTTTACTGCCGTTTCTATTTCAATCTTCATAGGGTTCTAACTCCTGTGGTTTTTAAAAATAGCGAAGGTATTTCGCCTAGTTAATAGTAAATTTGCCGCCTCTAAGCATAGCTCCCATGCCACGGGATGTTCCTTTTGTAACTGTACCCTTACCAAGGTTCTTTGGAGTGGGAATTACTTTGTAATCGCTAAAAGGAACCTTACCCTGGTCCTTGATTACCTCAAATTTAGTCGCTTTTGGGGTTTTAGGGGGCGGAGCGCCACCTGTTTTGACTCTACTCATGGGGTTTCTCCTGCTTTTTGTCTTAATCTCATCATTTCACGTCGATCTGACGCTTGTATACGTTCTGAGGTCTGTTTTTCCTGCGATTCGAGGCGTTCATCAAATTGTTCCCCTCGTTGTGCCACTTTTTGCTCTTCCAGGCTCAGTTTACCCTGGTCAATGCCTATATCTGCCTGTGTTTTTTGACCTCTGAGGTCCAGTTCCTTCTGTTTCAAGGCAATTAACGGATCTTCACCCCCACCTTCCCCTTCAGCCATGATTTGCTGGCTTAAAGTTCGTACTTCCTGGAGTTTTTGAGCAATTAACTGGGCTGTCAGGGCCTCAACTGCCAACATTTGCTCTTCAGTAGCTGGTTGGTTGTTGTTTTGTTCCATAAACTGGATAGCCGCTTGCTCCTTGGACAGCAATTTAACATGCTCCAGTACATGCTTTTGAAGTGACACTGCCACAGGGGGCATACTTTGAACCACCCCGGATGCTAAAAAGATCAAATGAGCCGCAATATGGGCCTCGTGATCCTGTCCTTCAAAGGCTTTCAACTCCGCTGAATCCAGCGCATCCACATTTTCCTGGGCCGGGTCTTCGGGGGCTGCTTCCTCAAGCTGGGGTTCATTAAGGATGCTGTCAATATCGCGCACCCCGAGGGCTTCATACATACGGCGATACGCCTCGGTCATATTATGCAGGTCAGGTGCCTGTGTAGCCAGCTCCAACTGCGACTGAGCCAGGGCAATACGCTGTGCCTGGGAAAAAATATTGGGATTTGAAACCGGAATGACATCTATCCGGTCATCAAAATCCTGGGCCATGATAGCTGAGTCACCCCCAGCTACCTGGTACGGATACTCCTGGGGCAGGAATTCCTGCATTACACGCGATAAAATTTTAAATTCACGACGCATTGCATAATGCAGCCGCTTGTGGATCGCACTCATTACCCGTGCGCCCTGCTCAAGAAGAGCAACCGTAGTACCAACCGCCGCTTGCTGGTTACCATCGCCTACTCTCATGTCGGTGATGGTGGCAAAGCGTTGACCTGCATCCACCACAAAACCCAGTAACTCAAACAAAGTTCGATCCGGGCCTTTAAAAGGCAACGGCATCAAACTATCCCGAATTGCACCACCTGGGGCATCCACATCACGGAACTCACCGGGTTGCAAAGGGTCTGCATCATCCCTGATCCGTAGCCCACGCGCTTTAAAGCCAGCGGGAAGATTGGAAAGTGTACCCGCGTCAATTAACTGACGCAGGGCAGCCGTCGCGGTTCGGGATAGTCCGCCAATGGTGTGGATAAGACCGAGGCCATAGAAGCCAAAACCGGGAAGAAACTTGTAATGGACAAAGTAAGCGATCTTTTTCTTCTCAGCATCGTCTTCAAGATAGTTTCGCCGGATTGCCAGGATAGTGCCCATTTCCTCACAAATCGTTACGATATAGGGTAGCTTGATCCCGGTAGGCTCACCTTCAGTATCAATATCCTCGTAACCATCCAGGTCAAGTTCTACATGGAACTCTAATAGAGTCGTATCGTAATTAACATAAGAAGCCTGGATCCCTTCAATCTTGTCTATTCCTTTCTGAACCTCGTTTTCTTTCACTTCAGAAGGCTCAATGGGTACATCCACGTAAAAGCCAGCAACCTGTTGCTTTCTTAAATCGTTAACGCTTATCGGGACAACGTGAGTGATAATGGGGCAGGTTTCAAGATTGCTGGTATCGTAAGGCACCACCAGGTTTTCCGCAGGTACAAAGGTACTGACGGGACGGTCCAGTGCCGCATCGTAGTAAATCTTCTTGAAAGCGGACCCCGCCAATGGGAGATAGAACAGCATCTGGTCAAATTCAGGGGTATATTCCTCCATCACATTAGTGATGTAGTAATTCATGAATTGTTTAACACGATGAGCCTGTTGCTCTTTCTCCTTGTCAACAACCCCCATAATGACGGTTCGTACCGGGCCTCCGGGGGGAAGCAGCTCATTATAGGCTTGGGCCTGAAACTGGGTGGTTGCCTCGGCCAGCAACGGATGGGTTACGCCCGTTGCGCCGCGAAAAGGCTGGGTTCGTTCTTCGTAGTTAAAGCCTAATAATTCCAAGCCCTTGGAATAGGTGTCTTCCCAGTCATGGCGCGATTGCTTGTTGGCCTCATACTGACTTTGCAGGTCATTGGATAAAGCACCAAGCTCGCCGTCATCCATCTCCTCTGCAAGATTGCGATAGAAATCTTCACTATCTGGAGGAGGTTCATCCTCGGGAGCAAAATCAACCAGTGCTCCACCGTCCTCTTCTTCGGTAACCGATATATTAACCTCCCCGCTTTCCTGGGGAACGAAGGCTCCGGGAAGTCCAATCTCTACTTCCTCTTCAATCGTTAAATCGGGGGTTTCCACGGTTTCTTCCAGCTTTTCCACCATGGGCGTTATCTGATCACCATTAGCCATATCAGGTCCTGCCCATAATACGGTCAAGCTGGCCTAGCATGTGAGAATTTGGTTGCACCCCTGTACGTCGTGCCAAAGCTGCCTGAACCCCTTGATCGCGTTCCTGGAGTCGCTGTTGATGGGGGCTTGTACCCACAGAAGCTTTAAAGTCTTCATAAGGGCTGTTCACTTTCGCTACTGTTCCCCCACCTATAAAGCTGGTAACGGCCCGTGGTGCTTGGCCCGTGAGATTCCAGTTGTTTAAATCGATCCCCAGTTCAGTGGCCGTGGTTCTTGCATCCTCCTCCGTCATTCCAAATGCGCTTGCTGCTTCAGCAAGCGTCAACCCCTGACGTCTTGCATGATCAAGCATCCGGTGGGCCGCTTCTGTTTGTGTATAGGCACCTGTTCCCGTTGCATATTCCGAGGTATTTAACTGTCGCAAAGCTTCTAACGGATCAGTTGAAAGAGCCTGGCCCACGGTAGGGGTTCCAGTAATATTGTAGCCCAACCCACCTTCCGCAGTAGGGCTGGCAGACAGACTTACGTCCTCTGTCGTTATTCCTTCGGTTCCCAGGATACGGCCCGTAATGGCAGGGTTAATTGCATCGGCAATCTGCTCTGCTGTAAACCCTCCGGCTGACTGGGCATAATCAGCTATCCGCTGGGCCGCAATCTCCTTGTTTTCGGAGGAATTATAAATTCTTTGAAGGTTCTGGGTATGGGTCCGTGTATCACCCACCCCTGGATCCATACAATTACCATCAGGACCCATTACCCACTGGACTCCGTTAACAACCGGGCAGCCTACATCTGTATCTGTTCCTGCCACGCAGGAAGGATGAGTAGGGTTGATTGCACAGAAAGCCGGGGAACCGGGAATTGTAGATTGGTCAATGACATTAGTGGTAACGGTTGGAACTGCTCCGCCACCGGTATTTATAACAGTATTATCAACCGGGCTGACTTTTGTGGTCCCGAATTCGTCAGCAAGCCTCACTATATCGTCGGCATTGGTTTTTACAATATTGCCCGTCGTATCAGTGGTCCCGCCAAAGGCAGTCCCCAGACCCGTCGATGCAATACCCATCCCGGTGCCAGGCAGAACCACCTCAGTGGTTAACTTGCCTATATCCTCACCAGTAGGTTTAGCGGTACTCGAACCCATACTGATGAAACTGGTAGGACGCCCCTGGGAATCAATGCCTCCAGTGACAACAGGGGTTCCACGGGTAATAGGCTTTTCCGGGAAATTAATCGGGTCAAACAGCCCTTGAGCAATTTTTCCCTGCGCTATGTAATCATCAACCGTAGTTCCATCGCCCTGGGTGATACCAGTAAAATCATATGGAGTGCCCGCCTGTGCCAGCAAGCTGGTGTCAGGTAAGGTGTAATCGCTGGCAACCTTGACATCGCTCATCGCAGCAGAGGGAAGAGTCCAGTCAGAATCCATATCAGCAAAATAGTCCGCACCAACGGTCTGTGGAACGGATAGCGGCGGACCAGCAGCCGACTGCGTCGCAGCACTTAGCGACGAGGTGAAATCAATGTCCCGGTTATTGACTAATACCGTTGCGTTATCCCAGTCATAATTCCAGTACTGGTTTAAAAGACCCTCCATGGTGTTACCGGTGGAGGCCGTCCCTGTACCCCGTGGAGTATCGGCATCTACCCCGTTGAAAAAATCCAGCATGTCCTGCGGATTAATCTGATCCTTGTAGTTTCTGACAAACAGCGCGTAAACCTGTTCCATCTCCGGGACAGAAGTCTTCCCCAGTTCCCGCATCTGGTTGATGATGTCATGAAGCTGGTTGTAAACCTCCGCACGAGTCATCGAGTATGTGGTGGTGTCAGCGGTGTTGGTGGTGGTAGTAGTGGTATTAGGGTTGCCAGCCCCTCCGCCACTACCGGTAATTAAGGCGTCATTGCCCATGCCCAGATCATCTGTTATATCACCACCTAACTCAA